CCTGATCACAGTCAGTTATGTAAAAATTTTGATAAACCACCATTGATAGCAAAAGTACCACCAAATGATCATGGTAGAAGAGTTATTGGCTATAATCCATTTAATGAGGTAAGTAGGAAGATGGTTGTTGATTCAAATAAAATAATGAAAGGTTGTTTGGGTAGTGAGGAACTCAATGGAGGTGCAGAATGTATGTCACTGTTATCAGATGTGCCATTATTATCAGTGCAGGATTTAGTAAATGAGTGTAGTGTTTATGGAGATGATGATTCGGATGAAGAGGAAGTTTTTGATATGAGTGATTTAGTAGCAGAGCATAATGGTGAGGAAGATGGTGTTTTAATGTTAATTAAGAATATAGGGTATAAAATTAGAAATTTAAATTCTTCTAAAGATAGATTAATGTCATTATTAGTATTTTTAACCAAGTTTAAAACAAAACCTAAATTATATTTTGAGTTATTAGTATATTTGGAACATTGTATTGACAGAGAGGAAAAAGTAGGAATGTTTGATGAACTTGATGTTATGCGTATTTTTAAATTAATGTATTATAAGATGAGTACTATGGTAGAATGTCCCCATTATAAATTAGATGGGAACACAGTTTATTTTGAAAATCAACAACAATTTACAAGAGTTTCAATGGATGGATCAGCAGTTTCATCTATTGATGGAGTTGCTTGTGGTAATTGTTGTGCATTAGAGTGTGTAGCTTTTGTTGATTATATTTTTGGTTTTGTAAAATGTCCACAGGGAGTTCCTAAGTTTAGTACTCTTGCCTTTGATAATGCTATTAGCGAGTTACAAATAGAAGCTCTTGAATCGTTTCAGGAGAAATGTTTATTTAAGTTGAAAGAGTGGAGTTATGCTTTATATGAGTTTTTCGATAATTGGAAGATAGTAATGGTTGGAGTAGGTTTGATTATTAGTGCCTGGTTTCTATTCTTTAAGAAGAGTGATTGTGTTATAGAGCATCAAGGAGCAGCTTATGATAAGAATAAAATGAAACGAGAAAATCGTAAGATTACGTCTAAGAGAAAATTGATTAAGAATACGCAGACAACGAAAGAAGTGATTGGTGAGCACAATATGAATCAAAATGTGTCAGATATCATAAGATCGGTATCGCAAAATGTAGTATTTTTAAAATTAAAATTTAATGTATTTAATAAAGAGGCTGAAAGAACGTATAGAGTGTTTATGATTGGTGATCGAAAATGTTTAATAATCAGACATTATATTGAAGATATACAGTTTTATGCTAGTGAAGATCCAAATGCTAAGTTAGTCTTATTGTGTAACGGAGAGAATGAGGTACCTTTGCCTATAACGTGTGTAGATGAATTTTCCGTACTGGAGGATCAACTTGAAGATGATTTTGATGATAGTCGAGAGGGTACA